AAAGAAATGATGCTTAAAAATGACCTTGTTATAGCTAATTTCGCTACAGATATCAATGAATATGTCGACAAAAAACTTAAGGAAACGGAAACGGCTATTTTGTCAAAATTGGATGAGATGGAAACTGTTACGGCGGATAATTGTTATAACATATCTTTGTTAAAGCAAAAACAAAAACGAGCTTAAGCTTATAATGCAGTAATGAAGTATACATAAAACGGCGTGTTAGGATGTTTGTTCCTAACATGCCGTTTTTTATATAGTGGTTCAACTTAACCTATGGTTGTCAGACTAACTTTTAATCGTGTGACATGCTATGCCTTATATGATAAACTATTATTAACATCGATGTTAGGAAATAGAAACAAATAATAGAATGAAAGAGGGATATTTATGTCTAATATAAAAATCGGCGAAATTATTAAAAATCTTAGAAACGAGCAGAATAAAAAACAAGACGAATTGGCTGAGTACTTAAATGTGACCACGCAGGCTATTTCAAAATGGGAAAATGGGAATTCATATCCAGATATCACGTTGATTCCACAGATAGCAAAATTCTTTAGTATTTCAATTGAAACTTTGTTTACTTGTTCTATGGAGATGGAGGAGCCTTTATATCAAGAAAATTGTATTGCACAAAATAATTATTTAGGGGTAGGAAATATTGAGATGGCGGTAGCTTTATGGAAGGAATCCTATATAAAATATCCAAGTGATTATCGTGTTTTGAAGGAATATATGAATGCAATGTGTTTATGTAGAAATCGCCAATATACGGATAAAATTATTGACAGTGCGCTATGTATTTTTCGTAACTGTAAAGACGATGTCATTGTTCAAAGCACTGAGTTTATTTTAAAGGCATACTTATACAATGAATATGATTTAGGGCATGCTAGAAAGCTTAAGGATGAACAGCATAAAGAGCCATTAAATCAATACCAAACAAATGAAATATTTAATAAATGTAGAGTACATAAAAATGAAGTGATAGAAGCTAATGAAGAATTGAAAATATTAATTGCGGATGATGCGGCATTTATAAGAAAGGTGCTTAAGGATTTATTACAAAAGGAAAGGGAATGTGTTGTTTCAGAAGCTTGTAATGGTTATGAAGCAATAAAAGCGGTTGAACAATCGAAACCCAATCTAGTTGTATTAGATATTAATATGCCAGAAATGGATGGTATACAAGCATTAAAGCAAATAAGAAAAATGTGCCCACTCATTAAAATTGTGATGTGTTCAGCTATGTCCTATGAATCAACGATAAAAGAGACGGCGGAATTGGGAGCCGATGGATTTATTGTTAAACCTTTTTCGCAGGAAACGTTTTTAAAAGCTGTTGTTGAAAGATAATCTTATCTATAAAAATCTTTCAACTACGATTTGATTTTATGCATTAAGAGAAATTCAGTGTGATTAAATGGAAGGAAGTTTAATTGATAAGTTTGGAATATGTTGGATATTGAGTTCTGAATAAGATAAAAGCTAAATATAAAGGCCAATCAACCTGTTGAAATGATTTGATTGGCCTTTATATTGGTGTGTTTTTGGTGGCTTAGACCAATTTAAAATCTGTAGTTTCATATATTCCAAATGGATTGAAATAAATTGTATATTTATCTATTGTGTAATATAATCCATATTTTTCACCTAAAACAGTAATACTTTCATTTAAGAACTCTTCAGATACCTCTAAATACTCAGCCATTTCGTAGATGTTTCGAACACCGGTTTTATAAGCATTAATGATATCTACGATATTTATTGTGTTCAAATAAGCCCAATTACGGGCTTTTTTTTCTTGCCTACGATTGTTTTCAATGGACTGGTCTCGAATATCACCAACGGTCAAATAGTAGTGTCCCAGTTCTTCAGCCAATATAGAAGCCCGTTCACTATTGGTATGTATTTTTTCATTAATTCCTATTTTAATACCATTACAAAGTCCTTTGCTATTGGATTTAAATGTTTTTATAACGACTGGAATATTTTCTTTATTTGCTATTTCTAAAAGTTTTTCAAAACGATTTATAAAAATCTCCCCCAAACCAATTATAGTTCTTCTAGGTCTTGTTTCATTAATTCTATTTGCTCATTACTTGTTTCATTGTTATGAGCTGCCATCATTGTTATTTGCTTTTTAGATTTGTTGCATCTAATGTATTCCATGTCCAATACAGTATTAATTGTATGTTTGCCTTTATCATCAATGGAATTGTATTTATCTAAAAGGTTTTGTTCTGATTTTGAAAGTTTTTTGTGTTTTTGGTCATGGTCTATGGTTGGAAGTGCTTCGTCTTCTATACCCATAATAAATAGAGGTGTTGTTTGTAATGCTTTAGCAAGTAATGCTATTTTGTCTCGTTTCATATTCTCAATATATCCAGTTTCCCATTTACGTACGGTACTTTTACTAACTCCCACTATATTTCCGATTTCTTCTAACGTTAAACCTAATTCTTTTCTACGTTTATACAATTTATTACCATCCATTTTAACACCTCCCGGATATTATAATTATAGAATATTTGTGTCCTATTTGCAACATGTATTTTGTCCTATTAAAAAAAAGTTTCCTAAAGGAGTTGACATATTTGTAAATAATGGTATACTGTAAGTATCTTAAAAGAAACAAAAGAGGTGATCGGCTATGGATAGTAATGAGTTAAAAGCACAAATGGTTTTGAAAGGTAAAACAGTTACTGGTCTGATTCAGGAACTTAATAAAATATACTCAGTAAAAATGAGCAAAAGTTCTTTTTATAAAAAGCTTAATGGGACAAATGAATTTAAAATAAATGAAATATTAGCAATGTATATGTTGTTAGAAATGAATATTGAACAATTGCAGCAGATTTTTTTTAATAAAAAAGTGTCCTAAAGGAAACAAAAGAGGACATCAGAAACTATTACAATTTACGAGGAGGTATAGAATGCCGGATAAAAGAGATTTGAATTTGAGTGATTATGGTATAAGTCAAAATAGATATAGGGAACTAAAATATTTTTGCTTGCAGTATGAAGAGTGGAAAACACTATTACAATATAGTACAGAAGCAGTAAAGTCTATACAGATATCCAATATGCCTAGTTCTCATACAGTCACAGATACAACAGCAGATTTAGCGATAAAAAGGGTAGAACTAGAAAAAAAATGCAGATTAATCGAACAGACCGCATTAGAGACAGATTGTGACATATACAAATACATATTAAAGGCAGTAACACAAGATATAACGTTTAATTATTTGCAAATGATGATGGATATACCTTGTGGACATAATTATTTTTATAAAGCAAAGAAGAGGTTTTATTCGTTGTTGGATAAAAATAAAGTGGGGTAAATTAAGGACATACTTTCATGATATTATGACAGTATCAAAATTTAAATTATTGAAATAAAGCATTACTGCTCTTTTTGAAAATATTGCAGAGCATAAAGAACAACGTTAGCCGATGTTGGAGAACAACAATAAAAATCTAAGGAGGCAGTTCATATGGAATGGTTAAAGAAAATAGTTGAAAAAGCAGTGGATACAGATGGAAAAATCAATATTAATACTTTAATTGAGAAGGTTAATATAGAATTTCCTAAAAACGCTATACCAAAAGATGTATTTAACAAGGTAAACAAAAAGCTAAAGGTTGCTAATACCACGATCGAAAGTTTGCAGGACAAGATTAAAGAATATGAAATCCTGTTAGAAAATTTAGAGATAGAAGCTAAAAAATCTAAAGGACATATCTTAAAGTCAAGTGTAGGACAAACAAAAGATAATAAAGTTGATTTTACAGTGACAATACATCTTTAAAAGAAATGAATCCTTGAGGAGTGATTGTATGTTGATTAAGATTAAAGAAGGTATTTCACTAAAACTTAGTCAAGGATTTGGTGAAGGTTATAAGATTTATACAAATAAAATAGAGCAGGATTTTATTAAGCCTTGTTTTTATATTAAGGTGATAGAATCTGCAAATACGCAAATGTCTACAAGAAAATATAAGCGTATAAACTCAGTAGATATTCAATATTTTCCAAGCCTAAATGGCGGGAATGATGAAACTTATCCGATTATTGAACAATTATTTGAATGGTTGGAATATATACCATTTGAAAATGATTTGGTTCGAGCAACCGATATGAAGTTTAAGACAGTAGACAATGAATTTCATTTTTTGGTTAATTATAATATGGACATATTAAAAAATCCAGACATACAAGAGTATATGGAGAATTTGAAAGTTGATACGGGGGTTAAAGAGTATGACAACTAAAAAAAAGATTGAAGAAAGTAAAGAAATAGAATCAGAAATAAAATTCACAAAAGTACAAATGCTTTCAAGTGAAAAATATGCAGATCACAAAGATTTAATCAGCATTTTACTTGAAGCGGATCAAACATATAGTTTTTCAGAGGTTGATACACTCATTAATAATTTTATGGAAGGTAAGGTGAAGTAAATGGCACTAGGTGGAGGCGTTTTTTTAAATCAAAATAATGTTTTAACAGGTTATTATATAAATATTTTAAGTTGTTCAAAGGCATCAGCTAATATAAGTGATAGAGGGTATGTTGCAATACCTGTTGAACTGGATTGGGGTATAGATGGACAAGTATTTACAGTTGAAGCTGGAGATATTCAAAAGGAATCGTTAAAAATATTTGGCTACGACTATACAAGTCCTAAGTTAAGGGATTTAAGAGAAGTGTTTAGAAATGCAAAAACAGTGTATTGCTATAGACTAAACAGTGGAACAAAAGCCGAAAATGAATTTGCAACGGCTAAATATACGGGCACAAGAGGTAATGATATAAAAATAATCATTCAAACAAATGTAGAGGAACAAAAAAAATATGATGTTCTCACTATGTTTGGTGGTGTACAGGTAGACGCTCAAACAGTTTCTACAGCAGCAGAACTTATTGGTAATGATTATGTAGATTTTAAGGCAGCCGCTACGCTTGCAGTTACAGCAGGAGCAAATTTGGCTACTGGAAAGAATGCAGAAAGTATTACGGGTACGAAGTATCAGGAATTTTTAGATAAAGTAGAAAGTTATTCATTTAATACGTTGGGTTGTCCTAGTACAAATTCTACTATTATTGATTTATTTGTCCAATATACAAAGCGTATGCGCGATGAAATAGGTGCTAAGTTTCAAACGGTTGTATATAGATCCAATGCCGATTATGAGGGCATTATATCTGTTGAAAATACTGTAAAGGATGAAGGCGCTAATGCAGCAAGCCTTGTATATTGGGTAACGGGTACAAGTGCAGGGTGTGCGGTTAATAAATCCAATACCAATAAGGTATATGATGGAGAATATAGTATAAATGTTGAATACAAGCAATCACAACTTGAAGCTGCTCTTAAATCAGGAAAATTTATATTCCATAAGGTTGGAAACAATGTAAGAGTCCTTGACGATATTAATACATTTGTATCGGTTACGGTTGAAAAAAACAGTGATTTTAATAGTAATCAGGTGATTAGGGTTTTAGATCAAGTGGCAAACGACATAGCAGTTCTTTTTAATACGAGGTACATAGGCAAGGTACAAAATAATGAAGCAGGCAGAATTGCTTTTTGGAATGATTTGGTCACTTACAACCAAGAGCTGCAAACGATACAGGCGGTTGAGAATGTAAAGGCAGAAGAAATAGTTGTTGAAAAAGGCAATGATAAAAAATCTGTTGTCGTTAAAAATCCAATTACACCGGTTTGTACAATGTCTAAATTATATATGACTGTAATAGTTCAATAGAAGGGTGGTTTAAAATATGCAAACAATGAAAGCAAAAGATAGTATAAGTGCAGCGTTAGCGGAGTGTTATATTACTATGGAGGATGATAATAGATATAACTTTGCGCAGGCACTAAATTTAGAAGCAAAGATGGAAAAGAACAAAATTGAAGTACCTATTTTAGGTAAAATGGGAAAAGGAAATAAATCGGCAGGCTGCAAATATACAGGTAATGCGACGTTCCATTACAATACTTCGATTTTTAGAGAAATTTTATACAAATACAAAGAAACTGGGGTTGATACTTATTTTGATATTCATATTACGAATGAAGATCCAACTTCTAGTGTTGGAAGACAGACAACCATTCTAAAAGGCTGTAATTTGGATGGAGGTATTTTAGCTAAGTTTGACGCAGATGGCGAATATCTTGATGAAGAAATAGACTTTACGTTTGAAGATTGGCAATTCCCAGAAAAATTTAACATGTTGTCAGAAATGAAAATGTAGGAAGGTTACGGTGAATAGATATGAATAATTTAAGTGCTTTTTTAAGCCAAAATGCTATAAAAGTAGAAAATATTGAATACATAGCTTCTAAGAGATTTTTAGATGAACAGGGCAAAGCTATTGCTTGGGAGCTTAAGAATATAACTTCATT